CTTCGGCGTAGGTCACCTGGTTGCCGGGGCTCTCCCATTGCTTGACCTTGGCAAGCGCGGCAATGGCCAGGCTCGATGGCGACAGGAAGACGTTTTTCTTCGCCGCCTTGGAGTAAACGGCCGGCATGTTGTGCACGACCAGGCAGCGGTCGAAACCAAGGTCTGCGCCGCCCAGCTCCTGGCTGTAAGTCACTTGATCAGCGACCGCGGCATCCTTGCCGTCGAGCACTACACGAGCCTTGATGCGCTTGCCGAACGAGGCGAATTCGCTGGCCACGGCTTTGGTGCCGGTGAAGCCTGGCGCACCAATGATGGTCAGGTCTTCCGGCACACCGCTCAGTGCGGCCAGGCCGAGTTTGCGACCGGTCATTGGCTCGATGCCGCCGATCACGTTGTTGATGGTGTCCGCCGGGGCCGCCCCCTCTTCGACGATGACCACGTAGACCGGCACCTTGACCACTTTCAGAATCTGGAACACCGCGTGAAACAATGTGCCCGATTCAGCGCCGGTAGGATCGAGCAGCGCCTGGGTGGTGAAGCTGTTAATGCGGAACGGGGAGTTACGCGGAATCAGCGGATCGGCCTTCGGCGCGGTGCCGATCAGGCCAATGACGTTGTCACCGAGACCACCCATGGCCTCAGGGGATTCGGAAGCATTGACGGTAATGCCGTTGTGCTCGAAGTTCAAAACCTCAGCCATGGTTATTCAGCCTTCTTGGCAGCGGCCGATTCGGCCTGGGTGGATGTGGATTTCAGCGCCAGGCGACCGACGCTTAGCAGCGCGTTGGCTTCGACGTCGAGCAGGTCGAGCTCTTGGCCAGCGGTCGACCAGTGACCACGCCCGACAGGGAACGGGACGAGGACGGTGTAGGTTTGGCGTTCTGCCATTTTGGGTTTCTCCATAAACGAAAAAGCCCCTTGGTTTTAAGAAGGGGCTGTTGGGTGTAAATAGCGGAAAAGAAAACGCCCCGACGGTGCGGGGCGTTTATTCGGTTGCTTCAGTGGCGGACGCCACCCACGGGAATTCTTGCTGGATTTCATTAAACCGGCGCACTCCATTAGCACGGACTCCTTCCCAACCAGGCTCACCCATGGTCTCCATTCGCTGTGCCTGGGCGAAAAATCGATCCGAACCGGTGATCGGATGGCCATAAGCCCGAAGGCGCAGAGCTTCGACTTCCTCGCAGGTGTACTCAGGGTGCTGCAACGCGGGAAATGGATCCTTCGAAATTACACCGTCATCACCCAGCTTCCACACACCATCTAACTCTTGGGTAATCCGCATCCAAAGGCTTTCGTCAACCTCCACAGCATCCTCAGGAATATCACTCACTCCAAGAATCAGACGGGATTTGAGAACACCCGCCGTATCAAATGTTACGAACTTCATGCCATATCCCTCAGTGCCCAATCGAAAACCAGAAGAAATTGGTAGCTGTTTGCGCAGGCGCTCCCGTTACCCCGGAACTAACACCAACAGCCGTGAATCCGGTCTTAGTCGGGAGCGCCGTATACTCGATAACATCAGCGGCACCACTAACGTTGAACGGTGTAGCTTGAATACCAAAGCAAGCATTCGGGTAGCTCAATGGAAATGGAACAACCGTTGCCCCCAATGGGATCGTGGAATAACCCCATTGAATAATGAGACCTCCCAACCATGTCGGGAAAACCACGTAACCATTTGCGGCCTTGAGAATCTGGAATCCCCAACAAAGTTTTTTCGGCGTCACGATTGTGGTGTCATCAGCACCGGCATCCGTAAACGCCTGAGTTGCGACTTTGGCCGTACCACGATTGATTTCAGTAGCTTGCACAGCCAGCGCCTGCAATGCTGCAATATCAATGTTTCCCTGATTGATCGGCGCGTTCCAGGCCTTGATGCACCACAAGACGGCGAGGTTGCGGGGACGAGTTTCTGCGGAGGTGCGCACCACTTTAGAAGCATCAAAATTCACGCCGTGGTAGGCGCCTTTCTGGTTGAGCGGATTTATGGACGCGCTAAAGTTGTTTAACGTGAACGCGCCACTTGCAGTGGTGATATCGAGATAGCCGTCAAACATACCGGTGATGTTCTGTAAGGTATCAACTTGATAACTACCGATTGTCCGACCGCCATCAACTCCGCGTCCATGATCCCAGCCGCGCAGAAACTCACCACGTGACTCAGGCAAACGGAAGTTGCCGGCGCCCTCGCCGCCCGCATTGAAGGTAGGGCCCAGATATGCGTACAAATCCGGGTAAGTCGCGATGCTCTGTACGCTGCCATCAATTTCAAGGAAGCCCGGTGGCACTGCGGTCTTGGGGAAGGCGACCACAGCGCCCAATGGAAGAGACGAAGCCTGTGCAATCATCGCCTCAATTTCGGGCTTCGTGTAAGTGTCCTTGATGCCGAAACCGGCGAGCGTCTCCGGATTTGTACCGGCAGTGGCACGCCCATACTTATCAACCGTCAGGCTCTTGTAAGTCCCAGCCTGAATTCCCGTCCTGCCGGCGAGCATTTCAAAGCTCAGCGAAGTAGTGCCCAACGTTATCGGGCCATTCGTGACCAAGTGCCAAAGAGAATCCGCGTTAGCAGCGCCCTCTTCGACCATTACCGTCAGGCCCGGCGTTACCTTGGCGCTGGTGTTGGCATCGACCGAACGTACCCACGCGCCGTTAGCCGCGACATAAATACCATTATCTTTCGCCGCCGTTTGCGCCACCGCCAGCACACGCTGTCCAGATAGCACCGCGACGCCGTCGATTTGCTGCGCACCACTTAATACAATGTTTTCCGTGGTGGCCACACGAACCGATTGCTTGCCGTCGAGCTTCGCCAACTCATCGGCGAGATAACCCATCACCCACGCACGCGTCGCCTTCACCACCGTGTCATCAATCAACAACGTCACCAACGACGCATTACTGGTCTCGAAAATCGAGCGAATGTAAAACTCTTTCCCCGAGCCCGACGTCGCCAAAACCGGTTTAAACGACTCCGGGTATTTGACGATGGCGTACAGAATCCCGGTATCTGTCCAGATCCCGGCTTCGCGCACATACCAGCCGCCAACATCCGGTGGGATGGTCACTTCAGCCAGCAACCAGCTCGGATTCTTCTCATCCTGGAACAGTGCATTGAGCGGCCCGCGCCAGACTTCGCGCTTGAGCGCAGTGTCGGTTGCCGCCGGGTTGTAAACTGCACCACCGCCGTCACCGACGGAAATCTGCGACAGCTTGATCGGTGTGCCCGCCGCCTTGCAGGCAGTTTCGTAGGCAATCCCCGCATTGGTAAGCAGGGTGTAATAGTCGGCCATTTAGGACCCCTGAGGATAAATAGTGGAGGTTTCGACGGCGTAGAGCCCGGCCGCCATAAAGGCCTGGCCCGAGGCTTCGAGCCCTTCGATGACAATCGGATAAATCGTGGCCAGCTCGCCGCACATGGTGGCGGCGCCGATGACGTGATGACCGAAGGCGCTCAGGCCGACGGAGATTTTCAAGGTGTCGCGTTCGCTTTTGGCGTCCGCCAGGCGTCGATCAAGACGCGCATCGATTTCTTCGCTGTAAGGCTGTTCGGTAAAAGCCCTGACGGAAAAACTGTAGGGCTGACCGAGTGGCGATTGCTCGTACCAGGCGCGCACGTCGGGTTGCAGTTGCAAACCTTTGGCGGCGTTTTCCAGTGCTTTGCGAGTACCTGCCTGCCGCGCGGTGGCCCAGGCGAGCTCTACCGTTAAACGCTTTTCCGCTTCGGGTGCTTCGGAGCTCCACTCGCTGACACCGCGATCCGCGCCGAGGTACGGCAAGAACGCCAATGGTGATTCGCCGGGGTTCATCAACGCTGGAAACGGCGGCGTTATGCGCTCAAGTAGTTTGCCGAACCCGAGATCCAGCGCCCTCTCCAGCGGTGAACTGTTGGCCGGGAGCAGACTCGGCCCAGGTGTGTCGTCACTCATAACGTATCCACCTCGACCTCGACCCCCGTGCAAAAGGGCGCCTGGAAAGCTGTCGTCACAATCGGCGCCAGCGGTTCAAGGATTTGCAACTGAACCGCACCGGCGTTGTGCAGCGTGTAGTCGATCCAGCTCGGGTCGACTCGCCCTTCGAGGCGATGACAGGAATCGGCATACGCCTGCAGCTGCTGCTGCACGGCGGCCTTGGTCAGCCCGGAATCGGGACCGGCGTTGATTTTCGCCACCACGCGGATTTTGTAGGTCTTGATTTGCGCGCCCTGGACGGTCACCCGGTCGGTCTCGGGCCGCACATCAGGTCGGGCGAAATGCTGGCGAACACCGTTAAGCAGATCGCCGGACGGCGTGCCATCGCCCTCCCGCGCTAACACAGTGACCATCACTTCGCCAGGCGCAGTGCGACGCCCGTTGCCATCCTTGACCTGCGCGGCATAGCCGTCAGGGTTGAAGGTGTACGTGACCGTCACCACGCCCGCCTCCGCCGTTTCGACCTTCACCGCCGGTCGTTCACCCAAGGTGAAAACTTCCCGGCGATACTGCATTCGCGAACCGGCCGCCGGGGCATGGGGCGCCAGGTAATAACGCAATCTAGCGTCGTCATCGCTTTCAAAAACCGCGGGGACGGGCGGGAACGCCGCCGGATCGCCCGGGTCCAGCAATTGACGCTCAAGGCCCATGTCTGCCAAGCGTGCATCGAGATTGCTGCCGGTGGCCCACCACGCCAGCATTTGCTTGATCCGGGCGTTGTATTTGCGCTCATGGGTTTGCAGTCGCACACAAAAGGCCTCGAGGGCCAGGGTCAGCAATTCGCTTTCATTTTCCAGACTGTCCTTGAGCTTCGCCGCGCTCTCGGGAGAACGGGCGCCGACGTATTCAACGACGAAGGTCTTGAACTCTGCGAGCAGGTCCTCAAACGCCTCGACGGTGACGATGGCCGGCTCGGCCAACTGATTCTGGCCGGGGATCAACATACTCATGTCACCACCTCGAAGGTTTGTTGACGGTTTTTCCAGGTGCCGGCGAAGCGCAGCAACAACCCCGCCCCCTGCCGGCTGGCGACAATGATTTGCGGTTGAAAATCACCGATGCCGTTCTGCTTGTTGTAAAACGCTTGTGCCGCATGGCTTTGGGCAAGCATCAGCACGTCGTCGCCGAGGTTTTGGCCCAAGAGATTCGGGATCAACGAGCCGTATAAAGGACGTTTCTGACGAGTGCCCAAAGGCGTGGTCAACGCTCGGGTCGCGCGCTGCACAAATTGCGGCCAGTCATCGACTGATGCGCCGGTGTTTCTATCGATTCCTATCATGGAAAACTCTTTAGGCAGTGCTAATGACTCGACCCTGGTGATCCACCAAGGGGCCGCTCAGGTGCACACCGGATGCGTCGAGCA